ACCCATCAAAATTACTTGATCCAAGAGTTGAATTTGTATTAATCGCACCCCCCATACCGCTGTGTATAGTACAAAAATAATGAAGCTGCGGAGCAGAAGCAGCTACTACTATCTGAACTGAAGTGGAGCTAAGAACAGTCACTCCTGTTGTATATTCAGATCCACCTCCATGCGTACCATCTGATGTTGTAGAAAATCTAAACGGATGTGCTGATGGATAGTTAAATATATAAGTACCACCTTCTGCAAGATCAAGAGTTACAGCAGACGTTCCAAACCCATCAAATCTATATTTATTACCAGAATCATCAACAACTGTTACTGTATAAGTTTTGCCATCAGTATCGCCAGCGTTCCAGTTCCATCCAACATAAGTTCTGCCTGTCATATTTACACTACCAGCAGGGTAACTAGCATTACTGCCATTAGTTAAAGTAAATCCATCAGAAGTGAAAGCACTTAAATAACCATATTCATCGCTGCTATCCTCTGCATCAGTCTTATTAGAATGCAGTATTTTATTAGCACCTCTGACAGTATCATATAATTGATGACTAGCACTGTCACTTCTACATTTAAGCCATGTCCAGCTAGGTGCAAAGCCCACACCTGTAAGTGTTCTTCCAGAAGTATTATTTCCAGACCAAGTAATAGTATTAAAATGATTATTAGGTAGCAGTATTGTTGGGTCGGGTAAGTTTGCTGAATTTATTTTTTTATATCCTGTTGGTGGGGTATAACTAAATGCTTGTTGTCCAAAATTAAATGAACCTGAAGGGTTTGGGTCGTTAAGACTTAAATCTCCAAAAGCAGCAAATATCACCCCATCACTTATCATTGTGCTGGTAAAAGAAACAGCAGATGTGGGATTAGCTTCATCATTATTACCACTTCCGTCAGCCCACTGCCCATCAACTCCAAAATAAACATTATTATTATCTGCATCTATAGCTACCATTACAATATTACTGGTAGTCCACGAAGCTCCATGCGTAGCATTTGAACCGTCTTTTTTAATATTTCCATTGTTTCTAAATACAACAGATGTTGATGCACCTAGTTGATCATCAGTACCAGTTGAATCAGAACGTGAAACTATGCCTACTACACAATTATCACTTCCACTACCTGTGGCGGTTGGTTTCATTTCAAAATACCATTTACCAGTTTTTACACCAAAAGTGCTTGTATTAAAAGTTCTTTTTGAACTAGCCATTGCTACAGATAAATTCCCTTCACTAAACGTTGATGCTGGAAATTCATTAGCTAATGGATTCATTGTTGCAAAATTATTAGTTGGAGTATCCTCTACAGAATCATTACCAGCACCAGCACTTACAGAAAAATTATTTGGTGTGAAGTTGTTGCCATTACCACTTAAATCTTTGCCAAGTGTTGTTGCAGTCGTTCCAGAATTGTCTGAAAAATTTAAATAAAATCCATTTGTTCCATAACCACCGCCATACTTTTTAGGATTCCATTGACCAGTTAGTGCATCTGTCTCTCCGAAATATGATGGGTCATAAGCCTGTCCATCAATAAAATTTACTTCTGCATAATAGCAACCTGTGTAATCTGTATAATTAGAAAATCTTCCTACACGATGCTTACCATTTCCCCAAGTAGAACCACCTTGAGTGTTACCATTAATTACACTGTTTTGGTTTTGATTTGGATTATCCGATTGGTCAAAAGCTGTTTCTCTGACTCCATTAACATAAATTCTTATTCTGTCTCCAGCAGTTGAATTGCCAGAATCCCAAATTGCAACTATATGATACCAAGCACTTGGATCTCTAAACTTTCTTGTAGTGATATAGATACCAGCATTAGATCCTGGGTAATTAGTGAATTTTATTCTATCACTATTACCAAAGTTAACCATAGTATATACAGAGCTATCTCCCGATGCCAAAATAGCTTGATGTTCTCCATTAACAGCTTTTTTTACCCATACACTAAGAGTCCATTTATTTAAATTACTATTACCTAAAGTTGTTTCTAAATATGCGTTGTCATTCCTGTTAAACCTTAAACTACGATCAACCGTAAAATCATCAGCAGCACCTGAAGCCCCTATTCTTATTGGATCAAAAAATGGCATTACTTAACGTCTAAAGAAACTGCACAGTGAATGACGTTGCTAGATAAAATTACATAATCTATTCGATCAACCGCAGCAGCCGTTGTTGTGAGTGTTGGTGCTGTACCGCCTACAAATTTAAAAGCACTATTAAATGAAGCTGTCCTAGACCCAGTACCATCTTGTGTAATAAATATTGAGCCAGATTGTCCGACTACCTGATTCGAAGGTGCAGCAAATGTTCTGTTGCCTCCTAGCGTTACTGAGTGATGACAAGCTGTAGCCATGTCTATTGTTATTGTTGCTCCATCAGAAAGGGCTGTGATGTTTGCTGCTGCTCCTCCTGTAAGACTCACGCCCCCCGAAGAAGTTTCAAATCGCTTTGTATTATCTTCGTAGAGTTCAACTGAGCCATTTGTAGTAAATCTTGCTTTTAATTCACCACCAGTAGATTTTATATCTATATCATTATCGCCTATAATGTTAAGTTTACCTGTTCCAACATCTTGAATAAATGAATCCGACCCATCATGAACTATTTCTAAATCTGCACCAGTTCCAAAAACAGCTTTTGCGTTATCAGCAAATTCAAGAGCATTATCTGATCTGTCAAAAACAACATCACGACCAGCAGTAGCACCATCAAAAGTTACATCTTCCTGAAATATATTTGTTGAAGTAAAAGTATTAGCTGCCGACAATCCAGCATGACCAAAGTTTGTAGCCGATACATCACCCAAACTTATAAAAGCATCATTAGCAGCATTTCTTATTTTTAAAGTATTACCATCAATATGAGGGACATAAGCCGCTACACCTATTGTAGGATCACCAGAACCTTGATTAACAGTACTAAGTGCAGCAATTATCTGATTTAATTTTGTTCTTACAACAAGACCAGTACCGTTATCAACGGTAAAACCAGTTCCACCTGTATTATCGACTCTTGACATGACAACTCAGTATTTTTTCTAAGTATATCTTAAATATTAACCTTTACCAAAACCAATAGCAGTAAAGTTAAAGTTTCGATCTACAGAACTTCCAGAACTGTTTTTAAAATGTACAGTAAATCCAGTACCAGTGATACTTGAAAGCTCGAAGAAATCACCAGAGGCCATATTAAAAGCTGTAATTCCAATAGCTGGCGGGTTAGAGTTTGCACCTAACAATGCACTAGTACCAGTAAAAAATGGGTGGTCAAATGTAATAGATTTTGCTCCTGCACCTGATGCAATAGTTGTTGTACTTTGTTCTGTTCTCCTTTGAAATTCTGCAAAATATCCAAGCTGACTGACTCTTATATCCTGGTTTGTATCTTGTGTTGATAACACACATTTAAATTTAAATGTCCTACCTTTAAATGTTCCATTTGCAAACTTCTGAAAATCTGAATAGCTACTTCCATCTTGTGAGGTTTGTACAAAAACTTCAGCGTTTGTATCAACACTTGAAACTCCATCAAAATCCTGTCTTGCGTCAATATCTGTAACTGAATCTATCAAGTCTGAAGAATAAACAGAATCAGTCTGTATAAGTTTTCTTAGATCAAGGCTGAAAACAGCACCTAGATCCAAAGTTTCATTAAATAAATATGTACCAGTTGTCGAGACACCACCAATATCATCAATAGAGGTTTCAGAATCTATATCTGTACTGTCATCAAAATTACCTGTACCAGCCAAACTGATCGAATCCGTACCAGAATCAAATCCAACATTAGTTTTTGATCCTTGAAATTTAGGACTGTCTAAATCTTCCCTTCTTGTCTGCACTAACAGTTTTGGTTGTGCTTCTGGTAAATCTATAACAATACTTGTTTCACCTGTGCTGAATCTATCTCCATCATCTTGTGTCTTAAGAATGTATTCTCCTTCAAGTAAAGGAACAACTTTTTCTGTAGATGCTCCACTTAATGCAAAAACAAGATCAGTTGCATCTGAAAATGTACCGCTACCATCAGTTTTGGGAGAATGTCTGACATGAATACGACCACCTGCTCTTACATCTACATCTGAGACGGCATCCCACCTAAGTCTTATCTCCTTATCTGAAATAGGCTCATACGTTAAATTTGTAATATCAGATGGAGGTGCTGTCTTACCAACAGCATTGAATGTCAAATTAGTAGAAGTCGCACTTAACTGTAATGCAGCATTAAAACTAAATACCTGTATTTCATATGTTCCAATATCAGTATTTAAAATTTCAAAATCTGGACTAGAAACAGTTGTTGAAACATAATTACCATTATTAAATCTATAATTCACCTGATATTGAGTAACACCTGTAACTGGTTGCCAACTAATGATTAATTTTGATACAGCATTATTATTGATAACAACAATTTTTTCCTCTGCCTGTAAACCAACAGGAGGATTTTTTAATTCATTTAAAAGGCTTACAGTTCTGGTAGCAAGAGAAGATCCATCTTCAATAAAACTATATTTACCATCTTTATAAGATAAGGCAGTAACCACATAATTAATACCATCCTGTTCTTCTACATTTATTACTCTAAACAACTGCGAAGATATAGTTGTATTTGAGATCATCCAAACAGTGTTTACATTTGGTGTCTGAGAAAAAGCACTTGATACTGTCATAACAGTTGTAGAGGCAACAGCTTTTAATCTTCCTGATCTTCTCACTCCTGCTCTTACTGGATCGTTTATTTCAATAACACTTCCTGGTCTACATATCGCACCACTATCAATAGAAGTTGTAAAAGTAACTACTTCAGATTCATTATTTTCACTGAAAAGTATTGCACGACCTAATCTTGCAGCTTGTCCTCTTGAAGTACACGCAAATGCTTTTACCTGCTTAACAACTGTACCTATCTTTGTTATCAAGGTACTATCTTCTACAACTTCATAATCCACCTCCTGTGAATCCATATTGAAGTAAGACACAGAAACAACACTATGTCTCGCTTTGAGACTACTGCCAGAGTAATTAAATCCAGCCTCAGTTACATTGGCAAGACTAAATAAATATGAACTATCTTTTGGACTGTCCTGTGCAAGTTCTATTGATCCAGCAGACCATATCGGAACACAACGCATAACTCCTGCCAATTCATTTATTAGATCAAATGCTTCATTACTATTCTGAATATTTACATTACAACTGAATCTGGCTTCCTGTCCTCCAAACCCATCATCAACTAAAGTATTGGCAAATTTACTTGCAGTAACAAAAGAAAATAGATCAAGAGAACTATCTGTTATATGATCTCCGAATCCATAGCGAGTATCTGTCAGAAGATCAAGAAGTATCATTGCAGGACATGAACACCATGTAGCTGCACCCATCACTCCATTAAAAATATAGCCGTCAGGATAAACAATACGACCAGTTGTACTATCTACTGTTGGAGTGCCCGAACTACTAGCACCTGCTCCTGGAATCCTTACCTTGATTCCTCTGATACGATATTTTCTCGATGGAATAGAACTGAACTGTTGAGAATCAAGCCTTAATGACGCATATGCACTGTTCAAATAGGTTTGTTTATCATCAATAATTTCAGTAAAACTTGTAAATTGAAAAGCATTTACTGTACTGGCAGAAGAAGCATCAGCAGTAACTCTTACAACTTTTACATCAACGGGAAAAGAACCAGTAAGATTTACACGATATTCTTTTTGGTAAGCATCAGCAGTACGACCAGTAACAGTATCATCTATTAAAGTTGTAAACCCACCACCATTGTATTGAATTTGAATTTGAAGATTAACAGAACTACCAAGTAAATCTCCAGAATTAGTGGCTACTTGTATCTGAGGAAAAGTTACTGTTACCTTCACAGCATCAATATCAGAGTTGGATATCGTTCTGGTTACAGGAGATGAGTTTGTAACAGTTACTCCTACGGCATTTATTGACTGACTACTTTCTATACCACTGATATGTTCTTGGTTTGACGTTCCAAATCTTGGTGTAAAAGTTACATCTTGGAAATTAAAATCTGTACTGGCAGGACTTGTATTGCTAGCACTAGATTGCAAAATAGCTGTATCGTTTAAAAATATATCTTTTAAGGCAGCATTATTATATGCAGTTGTACCTTTTGTTAATCCAGCTTTAGAGGCAGTGGCAAAACCTTCTATTTCTCCTTCTGATATTAAGTCAAGTAAAGTAGCAAACTGTCTACTGTGTAAAGTATCAGGAGTTCTTGTTGGTTGGGGTGGAGCAGAGGGTGGGGGAGGGCCACCAGCACCTCTGATAATTTTAGGATTCTTTTTCATGCTCTTACCTGTTCAGTATCAACACCTGCACTTATTACAACACTTCCTGTAAATATTTCACCATAAACAACTGGAACAGGAGTACCTGCTCTTGATGTATTTTGTAAACCACTAAATTTAAATGATAGTCTAGGATCTTGTTCAGAAGAAAAATCAGGTGTTTTTGGTATCGGAGTTAATAAATCAGCAACTCCAGAAAGAGTTAAAACTACACCTATATTTCCTGCTGTAGCTGCTAAACTACCACCAAAAAAACCTACTCCTTGTGTTGCATTTAAAGCAAAACCTGTTCCACCAGAAAGAATACCTACACCAATAAGTGCTGCTCCTGTAATAAATCTACCAGTTCGGCCACCAGCACCAGCGATAACAGGAACAATATGTAGATCAGATTGTCCTATAGGATGTGCAAGTTCATCTTCTCCTATTTCATAATCACCAACCAAAACCTTATAGGACCTTCCTGCTATATACGCTTCTGATTTTGGAAAGTTACAGACAAGAAAACTTACTGCCTGTGATATTGAATTGACCTTAACTTCAAATTCTTTATGTCCAATAAATTCTGCTAACTTTCCATAAAGTCTTAATTTACGAAGCATAACGATACCTCCCTCCAGTACATTTTAATAACCATTGAGAATAAGGTTCTTTACAAGATAGTCTATCTGTTAAATGATGTAAAACATCTCCATCTAAAAAAATAGCTACATGATTTAAACCAGGAGATTCAATAGACATAAATAATAAATCTCCATTTACTGTTTTTTCATTTGGTCTAAGTTCTCTAAAACCAGTTCGCCAAGCACATTGCTCAAACATTGGATTTAAAATAAATTCTTCTGGTGTTGTTGGTCTATCCCAATCTCTAAGTTCAATACCTTTTTCTTCTTTATACCAATCTCTTACTAAAGACCAACAGTCAGTAACACCCCAAACCCAAGGTCTACCTAGTAAAGGTGGTTTGTATCCACATGGTTCGCAATAACCCCATCTTTCTGTTTTTGGATTAACAATATGCCACGGAAGATTACTTTGTTCACAGGCTATCTGATCTGCCTGACTAGGTGTAGGTGGTGTTACAGGGTGACTATGAACAACGGCTATTATTTCTCCTGTATTATCTGCTTTTACATAATCTTCTGGATCAATAATAAAACATTGATGATCTGTCATTGAAAGATTACGGCAGGGATAATATCTTTCTTTTCCTCGTATATTTAATAGTAATCCACAAGACTCTTTAGGATCTTGGTCTTTTGCATGAGCAAGAGCATTATCTTTCCAATTCATGCGTTAAACGTACCAATAGAGGGGAATATAGAACGGGTTGCCTGTCTTTTAGGTGCTCTGACTCCTGCAAGATCAAAAACAGCAGCTAATTCAAAAGTAACAATTTCTCTATTTTCTGCTGATTTTCTATCAATTTTGTATATTTCTTGAGGAAATTCTGCCGTAGGATCTGGTGTTCCTAATGGATTACTACCTCCAGGAAAGTTGGCAGCATCAAGGTAACGTGCCAAAGTTCTAATTCTGGTTACGGTAGCTCCTGTAAGGTCATTACCTGTAGTGGTAGCATTAACAATTGCTAATATTGCAGAAATTGTTCCTATTGCATTACTAACAGTAAGAGTTGGGCGAGGTAGTTGTCCATTTTGATATGCAAAACCTTCAGCCTGTATTGGCATTTTTGTATATGTATTACCAGCCCAGATTATATCTGCATTTGAATTGAGATTTGTACCAGCATGAAATCTATAGGTTGTATTAGATCCATGTAATGCTGTTGTGGTGACAAGTGTAAATAATTCAATTATTGCTGAAGGATTGATCTTTTGTAGATCAGTAATAATGGGAGCAGTGCTCATGGTTCAAATACTTCTCTAAATGTTGTTTGGATCGTTGCTCTATTGTTATATGGTATAGATTTTGACCAATTCTCGCAAACAAATTTCTGTGCAGTAGCTTCTCCAGGAGCAGTAAAATCAAAGCTATCACTATCGTTTGCACGGGCATCAAGGAAGGTTTCTATTTCGTCTGCCTGAGTTTCTGAAACTTCAAAGGTAAAACTATAAGTTTTT